ATAGGCCAGATGGAACCAAATCAATGTCATGGAAACTCCCTACTGAGGGAGCTGGACATGGGTTACAGGGTTTGAAGATGGAGCAATTGCCCTTATATGGCTTGAGAAAACTAAAAGGCTCCCCTGGAGCACCAGTATTCTTCGTCGAAGGAGAAAAAGCTGCTGAAGCATGTTGGGATAATGGCTTACTTGCTGTTACCAACGCAGGTGGAAGCGGCCAGAAAAAGTTTGGGGACAGCCTCGAACCCTTGACGGGTAGAAAGGTGTATCTCTGGGCTGACAATGATGCAGTTGGCAGGAAGTTTATGCTTAACCTGAAAACTGAATTGCTCAAGGTAACTAACGATGTGAACGAGATTCACGTCAAGGTGCCATATAAAGGTGATGCTTACGATTACTTTGAAGCAGGTGGCAGTGTCGATAGTCTGTTGCAACAATCTGAACCAGTGTTGGTTCACAAGGCGCACGATAAATTCACTGTGCTGATGCCAACTATCTCTGGGCAACTGGAGATAGACTTCACTAGCGTATTGCCGCAGCGCGGCAGCTTGAGTGCTGATGTAACTATCAAGGCTAACGGTTCATCATTTAGAACCAGACTGAACTTGATGTCAACCAGTGCAAGACAGGCGTGGATACGTGAGGCTAAGGGAGTATTCTCTGGCCTTGAAATAGACTGGCCTCCCACGTTGAATCAAGCTATTGGCATGGTGACTGATGCTGTGTTTGTTGAAGACACATTGTCAGACCAAGCTACTGCGGAAGATCCACCAGAGTATAGATTTTTAGTTCAGGACACTGTACCTGAAGGAGCAGTCTCGCTTTGGTTTGGTGACGGTTCAAGCCTAAAGACAACAAGCCTATTGCACCTAGCTACATGCGTAGCTTATGGGCAAGAATGGGCAGGTAGAGAAACTATCCCTACCAAGATGATGTTTTTGGATTATGAGAATGATGAGACTAACTTTGTACGCTACACAAGACGCATACAGGACGGACTAGGCATTAGCCCTGAGAAGGGCAGGATGTTCTATGAGAATGCTAGAGGAGTCGCTATGACTGACCTAGTAGAGAAGATCCGTATGTATATAGATCGTGAGGGTATAGGCTTCATTGTCATTGACTCTGGCGCATTAGCTTGTGGTGGAAAGCCTGAAGAGGCTGAAGGCGCATTGACATTCTTTAATGCATTAGCGCGGCTAGGGGATGGAATTACGGTTGTAGTGATATGCCATATCACGAAGGCCGCGCTTTCATCACCAGCTATGAAGCGTGAAGCAACGAAGAAGCCTTTTGGAAGTGCGTTCTGGCACTCGTCAGCAAGAGCTACGTTTTATATCGAACGCGAAGAGATAAGCAAGACAAGTTTTGCAGTCAACTTCACTAACAGGAAAACAAACATCTCCGCACCACTAGACGATTTTGTTGTGGCTGTTGAGTTCAGCGATCCTGATGGTGGAATCATGTTAGACCCTGCAGACAGGCAGCTATCTCTCGCACTGAAGGAAAAGACCAAGCAGAAGGATACTAGGCAGGAAAGTATATTGAAGGCTCTTGAAGACGGCCCCATGACTACTCCCGAACTAGCTGAAGCACTCGGTTTAGATACTACAGACCAGAATAGTGTTAGGTCTGTATGCAGTCGATTAAAGAAAACGGGCAAAGTACTCAAAGACGATAAGCTTTGGGTATTAAATGAGGAATAGAGGTATTTTTAGCAAATTGCCAAAAAAACATCGCTCTGTATGGCTCATAGCGCAGAGTTAATAGGGTAGGCAATAGTAATACACCTTTAGAAAGGAAGAAAAAATGCCGAAGACACTACTAGAGGTATTTGGAGGAAAGGAAAACGAAATGGGATACTACAAACAACTAGAAGTAGAACTTACAGATGATGATGGTCATGCGGAGCGTCTTAAGATTAACCGTAATAACCGCAGAAGAGGGAAGGTATATGAAAACAGAGCAGCACAAATCGTCGGAGGACGAAGGAACCTCGACAAATCAAGGCCGCACACGGACGTTGAGAACGCGTTCTCTGTCTACGAGATTAAGTCAACTCAACAATCGACCCCCAAGTGGCTGGAGGGCGCAACGCGGCAGCTCGAACTGGCAGCAGCAGAGTCGGAGAAGGCAGCAGGAGGGGTTATAAAGGTCTACACCAAAGGTGCTAAGGCTCGCTTCTTTCTAATTAAAGAGATATTTGAGGGCGAAGGGAATATGTACCATGAAGGTAACGAACAAAGCGAACCTGCCTAGACCGATAGTTCTGGCACTAAGCAATGACGATTACTCAAAAGGGGATGCTGACTTCTCGGTAACTGAGCTTATCGACAGCCCCAGGATCTCACAGCTAAAAACAAGGTACGCTGATTCCATCAAACAAGACGCACTAGACCTGCTCTATATGTTTGACGGGAAGGCAGTCCACTATCTATTGGAGCAAGCAGGTCAACAGATAGAAGAGCACGAAGGCATAGTGGAACGCAGGTTATTTGCGTCTCATGACGGGATGATGGTAACTGGCGCTATGGACTATTTTGACCTAGAGCGCAATGTCATTCAGGACTATAAGCGCGTCTCAGTCTGGGAATACATTTTCGGAATGAAGGAAGATAGGATTAGGCAACTCAATCTCTATAAGCTACTCGCAGAGGCTAATGGCTTCTCTGTACGGGGACTAGAGATTGTCTACCTATTTCGTGACTGGTCAGAAGCTATGTCGAAACGGACTAAGGATTACCCGCCCGAGAAGGCAGCAGTAGTCAAGGTTCCGATGTGGGATAAAGAGCAGACCCTTGCATACCTGAGTGAGCGCGTAGCACTCCATAGGGAGGCTCGTGAGCAACCAGACCAAGAGCTATACCTATGCTCTAAGGAAGAGCGTTGGCAAGGTGATACCACCTACGCAGTCAAGACTCATGCCAACGCAGCACGAGCTAGGAAGGTGTTTGATTCCTACAATGAGGCGGCACAATGGCTTGCCGACAATCGTAAGCAAGGCATGATGATAGAAACACGCGCAGGAGTCGCTAGACGCTGCGAGAGTTACTGTACCGTGAGTCAGTGGTGCAACCAGTACCACTCGAACACTACACAGCAAGGAGGCTTAGGCATATAATATCTAAACGGCACCGAATACCCGTGGTAAGATCCTCCCGAAAGGGAGGATTTTATTTTGTCTAATTTTTTAGTAGCGCCCGATGGAACAGCAGTGAACAGGCTTGTGTTGTATGAAGATGCGACCGAGAATCGCTGTGAGATGTGTGAAGACTGGTGGTGTATCTACCATAATGAACATTTCTATGACTGTGAATGTATACTTGAAGAATGGATGGATGAGATGGATGGGTTCAGTGACCTAATCCATGTTCATGGTTTTGCAATTAAGGATTTGCCTGATGGAACAAGAACACACCCCGAAGAAATCGACGAACTCGTCGAACTCTACTCAACAAAATAAAAAGTCTTTTTTTAAAAAAGTTTTCTTTGTTATACCAGATGTTCGGCTGCCGCGAATACGTTTGCGAATACCGAACTGGCGAACGCCGGGAGTTAACCTAACACTCCCCGCAGTTAATGGTCAAAAATCTCTAAATTTAAGCATCCCATCTATCAAAGGACTTCGTATTGTAGGTGGTGTATGGAAAGTAGGGACATTAGGTCTAATGGTTGGTCTAGTTGTCATGACAATCGCTATTATGTCGGCAGTACGTGGCTTACAAGCAGCTCCGATATGGCCTGAGCCAGCTCTCTACACTGCTTCCTATGTACAACCAGATAGAGAAGTTAAAGTCGGTCAGGATTGGGATCAGTTCATGACTGATACTACTCCTGCAGAAACACGACAACTACAAACAATGACACTTCAGTTGAACCTATCAGGAGCCAGAGCAGGAGACATCACGTTAAGTGGCCTGGATATTGGTAAGGCTTCTGGTCTAACTGATGCGCTACAGATAGTAGGCTCATCTGGGAACGGCAATGAGTTAATTTGTGATGAAGTTATCTTAGATGGGCTAGAAGCTAAGACCTTAAATCTTGGCAGCTCAGAAATATACGTGCTAAATATCACAAACAATATTGCTGATGGATTATCCATTGGTCCGACAATGAGTGCGACTCCAAAGGATATTGTGGTGCAATCAATCAGAGGTACGGTATCGGTTCCTGCGGTTACGAACTCAACCTATGACCGAATAATCATCGATACCAGTACGGCTGATGGCTTTTGCCGTAAGCTAACTATCAGTAACGTATCTGCGTATGGAGCAGGTATCAACCTTGATAATATTCATGCCGGTACCCTAACCATTCAGAACTCAATTATTGGTGACGGAACGGGAATAAATGCGGCCAGCTTTGTTGTTGCGAATACAACGAAAATACAACAACTAAACGCGACAAATAACGTAGAGCAGCCCGTCTCGGTTCAGTAGTGTATAAAGCTCTTGCCTTGGGGGTAGGGATAGCAATAGCTATCGTACTCCCGATGGGGCTTGCTAACGATATATACATACATGTACCAGAAGTTCCTGTCCCTAAAAAGATAGCTACACCAGAAATAGTACCGCCCACACCTGTAGGAATTAGCGCACGAGCCGCACCAGACAAGGTTGTTGTTAACACAGAAGCATCTGTGGACTACGTACTGATGACGAAATGGGAATTTCGTGTAGCTGTATGTGAATCAGGCTGGAGACCATGGGTTACAGGTAGTAGCCACCTTGCAGGTGATGTTTGGACTGCTGACGACAGGTTTTTTCAGGCTCTCTGGCTTGCTGCTACCTGTGGTAAAGGCGGAGACTTTATAGAAGAAACAAATGACTTCTACCCACCACCCAAAGCACAACAAACATATGAAAAATGGAATATGCATATAGGTGGTATGAGTGCTGACGAGTTTCAGCACTATCCGTTATATGATACAGTTGACGTTATAGGCGATCTGTTCATCGTCACCTCCTGTGACTAGGGGGAGTCGGCATTGCTTCCTTTCACCGACTATCCTTCCCCCCTAGTTACACCTTAAACGCCCCCTAGCGCACAACAGATTAGCTTGCTAACGTCTTGGTACCGCCATCATACACAACAGCATGACCATTTGCTATCAACAACTCGTTTAGGTTCTCGCCATCACAGATGAGTTCCCCCAGGATTCGACCATACTTACCACGACCGTAACTGATGAGCGTAATTTCTTCTGCTGATTCAAGTATGGATTTGGTGTAGGCCTTGGCTGCTAGGCCCTTCTTTTTTATAGACAAATTTCTTGTCCTGCTCTCCCATGTATCAAGGCCGTATAGCCTGACTCTTTGCTTTGCAAGCCAAATTTCAAAGCCTAAGTCAATATTTACATCACACGTATCGCCATCGACGACCCTGTCTAGAGTTACTTTATACTCGTACATTATTCATCCCTTCTTCTAGCTTCTATCTCAGATGAAAATGCTTCAAAGAGTTTTCCCAATCCTGCAGATACAGGTAGCGAAAGGACCGCGAGAGCTGTGAGAAGCCCCTCAATTTGGTCTAAAGTTTCGGGGTTTCCCGTAGCTGACCATATGATTCTGGCACCCAGTGCCAGCCAGACCATTACGACAGGTACGAAGATAACCCCGACTAGAAGCTGAACTCCAGTAATAGTGGTACCACTACTAGAAGATTTCTGATCTTTTTCAGCTTCGTCTGCCATTTAATCTACGAAGACTTTTTCTTTGCAGGAGCCTTTTTCTTCGCAGCGGGTTTTTTAGCTGGAGCTTCTGCTTTGGCAGCTTCTTCCTTTGCAGCTTCTTCAGCCTGAGCAACTTCCTCAGAAACAAGCGTTGCTTCTGCGACAGCTTTAATGTTTAGGCTTCGTTCCATTCTATCCATGGAGAGTTATCCCTTCTTCTTCTTTTTCGTTGACATAAAGCGCCCGGTCTTAGGGTCGCGCTTTAATGTTACCAAACTTGCCGAGTCGTCACCAACTAGCTTCTGAGCTACTGCACCTTTTAGTACAGATGCACCAGCACTAACAGCAACAGTACCCACAAGCATCATGGCATCCATATCCATATCCGCCATGGACATACCAGCAGTCACACCGATTGCAGCTTGCACAGCCGTGGAGACTGCTCGCTCAATTATGTCCCGATATTCCTCGTTCATTTAGTACCTCCGACCTTTCTTCTTCTTTGTACTTTTACCCATTAGCGACCTCCATGTCGTCTACCTTGCCTTGCAAGTCATCAATGATGTCGTTCATCATACTCTGCGCAGCATCCATCATATCGTTGGCTTTTTGCTGTCTCTCATCAGTATCATCAACTTCTACATCAACTTCACTATTATCTATGAATTTGAGTGGATCATTCAACCCCTTGGCTCTTTGCATGTATGGATTGTCCGAGATAGTACAACCCCAATGTAAGTGAGGCCCGGTACTTTGACCAGTGTTACCTACTTCACCTAAGACTTGCGCTCTGGCGACGGATTGAGAACGCTCGACGCTTGGCGCTCCAGCCATGTGAGCATACAGAGTGTACCCAAGAAGACTACCGTCGCCGTCGTCATGACGAAGAATGACGCAGTTCCCAAAAACTTTCGCGAACCCTTTTCTCCATCCCGTGTCTTCCGTCGTAAATACATCTTTAACTGTCCCTTCCATGGGTGCTGTAATTGGTGTTCCTTCAGGAGCAGCAATATCTAGGCCCGAATGACCCTTGCCGCCTGAAAGTTCAGGTCTGACTACGTTATAGAAACTACTTATCGTGCCGTTTACAGGATGTTGTGTGTATTTTAGGCCGTCTATTTGACCTCTGAATTTTAATCTTGCCATAGAATAACTCCCTTATCCACTTACCATTACCGATAAGTACTAATAACACCAATAAGGATAAGGGAATATCTATTAAGTAGACCGTTTTCGATTGAAGCCCATGAGAGTTTTTGCAAGGCTTGCTTGTCGGCGGGTACGTCTTGAGAATTCTTTTGGATTTCTCATAACCTCATTTGCATATGCTGCAGTACTCATATCAGCAGCCTTAGCCTTCTTGCCAAAGGCTCCGGGCCGCTTGATAGCATCTTGAATCCACTTTTGTTTTTTACTACTGTTAGCCATGGTTAACTCACTTTCGTAAAGATTATATGTGTTTCAGCCTGCAATGTAGAGGTACCACTCGAACCATCTCTGGAGTACTGAAGCTGGAATGTTCCTGCAGTACCACCATTAACAATGGTGCCGTTAAAGGTTGTAGAATTTGCATCCGTAGGATTAGAAGTACCATAACCATGTAAACCTATATTCCCACCAATAGATCGCGGATAGTTGTACGTTGATACACCAGAAGCATTAAATGCAGGATCGCCTGTATGTGCCCATGTAGCCTGACATCCAGTAGGTCCAGTCCATCCAAAACGCGCATCGGGAGTAGTATCTGCCAGATACATAGCAAACATCTGGAATGTCCATACTTCATTAGCGCCAATAGCTAATGACATACCCGTCACATCTTGAAGCGTACCACTGGAATCACTTACATCAGCAGTAAGCCGCACAATCCGAGTAGAAGTAAGGACATCAGTGCTTGTAATATTTCCATTACTGTCTACCTTAAACTGACTCACTCCTGCAGAATCTTGAATATCAAGAAAGTTTGCTCCTGCAGCATCGCCGATACGCAAGATAATATTATTATCGTCAGTCGCCCAGATCAACGGCACGAAATCTCGTTGCCCTTCTAAGGCTTGCTTAAATTGATTGATATCAAGGACGGCAGCTACGTTACCAGCCGAGACATCTGTTATTCCTGAATATGATGCACCCATAATGACTCCTTACACAGTATATCTCTGACCACGGTTCCATGAACCATTACCCCAATAGAATAATGGAGTCGTTATCGTGTTCGGAACTAACTCACTTAATGAAATACTATACACTTCATAGTCACTCTCCTGACCTCTACGGGTACCAGCAGATTGAATATCTTGTATTTTAACTACATAGTTCTGACCGTCACGGTCGTAATATGTCATTTGCTTCGCAGGAGAATCGAACAAGAAGTTACGCTGACGAATATATCCATCACGTTGCTTGCCCCCACCACGTAACTCTAAGCCATCAGATACTTCTACCTGTAGACTCCAGGTACGCACACGCTCAGGAAGCACAGCAGCTTCCATAGCTACCGAGCGTGGATGAGATGCATTCTCTGATGTTCCTGATACGTTCCAACCTTCGAGCACATAACGTATAGAACGCCATCTTTCTAGCGACGCGCCTGACATGATACTAGCGTCATTACTTCTTGAGGTAAGAGAATTATCTAAAGCCCAGTAAAAGTCTGTATATGGACTACCGTCAGTAAGATCAATCCACTGCTGTCCACCACCTTGAGCACCAAGGACCCTGTCATGTACACCATAATCAAACTGCCAGTATAAATTCCACCATGAACCAGAACTAGCATTATCTACAATTGCTTGTATCGATGCAATGTACTTGTCTATATTGACTGCATTTAGGTCAACCCATGGTCCCCAAACATAACTCGCAAATCCAAGTTCACTATCACTTACATTCGTATCAGTACTAAAGTCTTCTCCTGAACGCGGTAATGTTATGTAACCATCCCAGATATTAAAGTCGCGTGGCCCAATTGTCACATTGTTATAAATTCTGTCTATGGCAGTAAGAAGATGCAATTCTGGATTTGCGCCGCCCGTAGAGCCGGGAGGAACTGCACTAATATTACGCACATTCCCATACTCATTTACACCAATAGGATGGAATCCACCAACATTCGGATCTCCCTTAAGTATATGAGCATAATGATTACTTCTGTAAGTAGAATTGCCACTTATATATTCTTCGCCATATGACCAGTCAGTCTGAAACGCTATATACAACCACTCACCATCAGTAGTAATAGCATTTATCTGACCGCTATAGAAATCATTTGCTTGTATAGGGAATATTCGCACTAAGGTATTTGTCGATGGATTGAACTGAATTAAGTAACCATCATATGTACAATAAATATTCCCATCACGAAATAGTACAGGAGTGCTGCCATTAGTCTCGTTTGTTGTATCTTTAGCACCAATCCAGACATCTTCTGTACCAGTACCAGCAGCGTTTAATTTGTAGATACCATTCGTCTTGAACACGTAGACAACATCATTGTGTTCCAACATACCAGTTACAGTTTCGGTTGTTTCACCAACCTGAATCGCAGCAGACCACGCAGCAATACCAGTAGCATTGTTACGCAACTCACCCGTCTTATCTATTCCATACATAATCGGATTACCTGATGTTTGCCCTTTAACCGCAAAATACAAATGATCACGTTCTATTCCTGCACCAGCAGCGTTTGTCCAACTACCTCCGCCATTATTTGTATACACATAGGTATACCCTAATCGTGTACCGCTACCATACCTACCCCAATAATCAACTAATGTAACGAACACATATCCATTGAACTCAATAATATCCAATGCCAATTCATACTTTATGCCAGCAGAACTATATGTTTCATACGAGAGTGTCCACGCAGTACCATTCCATAGATATACGTCACCAGCCAGCAGGAACGTACCTTGACTTGTATGTTTTACACGACCAAACCCCGTTGGCATCCAATCCTGATCGCCAAATCCGTCAACAGGGTATATATCTCGTTCATAATATAGCTGAGTACCAACACGAGTTAATTTTCCTGGAGTTGAACCATCTACTCGTATTCCATAGTTATACACAATAGGCTGATTAGTACTAGCAATAGGATAGCCAGCACCTCCTGACCAGTCTTCAAAGGTAATAGGCACCTTTATTTCTGGTGGTACAGACGAGAATGTAAACGCTGTATTGTCTACCCTTGGTGCAATTGCAGGAGCTAGTCCAGTCGCATAACCGACAACATCATTCTCTCCATCAGCAAGATTAAAGCCGATCTTGTCACCATCGACTTCAAAAAAGACATCGTATGTCCCACGATTTGAAGACTTAGCCATATGCACTCTTAACTGATGGAGCGAATGGCATCACAAGTCTATCTTTGACCTGTGATTTTCGCCTATCAGCAAGAGCGATTCTGTTTTGTAGCTGCTCCATGGACTCTGCACTCATACCTTCACGTTCAAAGAGTATCTGAGCAGCAGAAGCATACAGAATTTGTGCGCTTGCACCATCTACTTCCATTGTTCTTGTATTTTGTGCAGTACCAGTACCAAGACTACTAATATAATCACGACCTTCAAGGCGTAATTGATTACCAGATCCAGCAATAAAGTTTAGATATACTTTCTGAACGACATCATCGCGTCGAACTTCTCGCCCCATGAGGTGGTTGTAGCGATCCGTAATACGGCTAGAGTCGCCAAAATAAAACCAAGCCCTCTCAGCAAATATGACAGTTCCCTGACTATCAGTCTCCGCTGTAATCTTGACTTGTAGTGTTGTGCTGTTCTTTCCTTCGATGTCACCTTCTGCAATTAATAACTCCCAACCATTGCCAGTATGCATTTGAGAGATGATTGCATCCGATGAATTGCTCACAATCGACGCATACACGCTCTGAGCGTTCGGAAAGCCTCGATAGTATACCCAAACACCAAATGTCATTTTGCGCCCCGCTGCGCTCGATGCAGTGACATTGGACATATTGGCGACATCCTGCACATATGTAGCTACAGCACTCCCGGTAGTATACAAACGGGTGCAATTATCTCCGTATTTAGGCACAGTTACATCTGATGTAGCGTCAGCCTCTAGAGTTGCTGTGAAATTGGTAGCTGTCCAGTTAGTTAAAGCATCGACATTAGGAGTAGAAAGCAGATTCCATGTAGTATTCGTGTCCATAGGACTTTCTTCATAGACCCTGACAGGGCCTTGCCTAATAGAACTAGGTATGTCAAAACTTGTACTATATCCATCACCAGTAAGTGTATCGTCATATACGATTTTGAACAGGTCATCAATGACTCGATACCGTGCTTCATCAATACACTGGTATTTAATAGCAGGATCGTACCTATGTAGCTCATATTTCTGGTAGATCTGGGGTGCCACAGTATAAGCAGGTGCAAATGTCATAGTTCCACTACTAGAAATAAAGCTGTCTAAACGTCTAACCTCGTAGATGTTTTGGTCCTGAATAGGACGTACATAGAAATCGACCAGAGAATCATCACCAAAGCGACTGAGCTTATCATCAACCATAGTAGTGGTAGTACCAGCAGTACTGGTTTCTCCGACCCAATAATCACCAATGAATTTAGAAAACCCATGCAAGATATCCAAACCGATCATACTCATTATGAAGACACCTCTACATGCGCTGCAACATCAATAGTTACATCTGGATTAACCGTCATAGTGCCTGTAGCTGCAGTCGAAATAATAGATTCAGACCCATAGACATCTCGTCTAATCTGCACATCCCAGACATAATCGTATTCTCTAGCCCCCAGGATTGATGTTTCTGCATGGGTAAATACCACCTGTGCTTCGCCATTTGGTCCGTCTGTAACGTAAATGCCGTCACCTATCTTGCGTTGTACGATTGCTCCTGAGTCTGGTTCACTATAACGAGCCTTTACTGTGAACCAAATAGATGCCAGATTACCAGCAGTAGTTAACGGGTATACGTTCTCTCGCAAGTCCCTAAACCGCAGGTATAAGATGAGGTTATCCCCACGACGCATTTCAATGTGACGGACAGGTGCATAGACATTGTCGCCTGAACTCTCTGGTATCTGCGAGACATAGCACTTAGCCATGAGCCTCGCGCCAACTACCTGTAGCTCGGCTGGACCGCCCGAAACATCAATTAATCCTGTACCCGCTGCTGCTAATGTAACCATTGGATCTCCTGTCGCTGACACGTCTATAGTAGCAGTTCCCGCTGCTTGATATAAAGAATAAAGATTTGGTGTCGCTGAACCAGTAACAGATATAGATGCCGTACCTGCTGCTGGCATTATCTCATAGATGTGAGCATCACCTGTTGCGTTAACAGCAATATTAGCTGTACCTGCAGCTTGTACAAACTGCCCGCTAGACAATAACAGGATAGAAGATAGCGACATGACTACTCCTAGACTGTATTAATCGACCAAGGGTACGCCCTATCAGAGCCTCCAGTACGCTCTATCGTAGCTGTGAACGAGAACGGTGAAGTGACTGGCTCTGATTGGATGATTGGCTCTGCCTGTACACCACTGAATGTCTGGACTATGAAATCATTTTCAGTACCTGACGTGAGTGTCTTTGTCTTTACCTTCAGGCGTAGCGTGTCTCCTGCTTGCATAGCAGATAAGTCAATCTGAACAACATGTACACCAACATATGTGGATGTCCCCAGGGTTTGCTCGGTACCATCAGTGGTTTTTGTACCAGAGACTTGTACTTGTAATACCATGTCAGGCTCCTATCTACCTTGTGCTGTTTTTTCAGCGTCTTCTAGATCGTCAAAATATTTTTTTAGTGTGGCATTTACAACGGCCCAATCACTGCCGTCAAAGGAGTAACAAGCACCGTCTCGATAGCCAGAAGGGAGAGTTACTCCAGTCACAAGCTCGTAATCTGCATCTGTAAATGCGAACGATTCTTCTGTCGCGCCGCCGCTAGTTCCAGATACTTTTGTCGCGTTCAACGTGACGGTTACCGAATCTTCCCAACTCATCCAAATAGAATTGTCTGCCTTTTTACGAAGTACAATCATTACAAGCCGCTCCCTGTCTGCGTGATAACCACATCTGACGCTGAAGTCGCAAACCCGATATAAGTATTTGAACCAGCAGTGCTAGTAATTGCACCAGACGAATCTGCATACGCTTTTGATGCAATTGTTAACCCTGATTGTTGAGTGTCTTTAGAACTCAGCCATTTCACATCGACTGATTGCCCGTTAGTTACAGTGGACTGCGCAATACCAATAAATGTGGTGCTGTTATCGCTTCCTGTTGTCGGTCGATACGAACCTGATTGAAGATAATACGGAGACACAAACTGCATACCACTCCACATATACTTCTCATCATCAGGGCTATACGACAACGCAAAGTCTCCGTTACTCGCAGTTGAATAGTTCACTAACCCAGAACTACCAGCAGGCAACATAGCTGTGGTTGTCCCCGATGCAGCATCGTAATAACCTGACGAACTGTCATACGCAAACGAAAAAATACGAGGCTGTTGGTAGCCGTTGTAATCCTTTGACATGACAGTAACGGTAGATAATCCATCATCAAGGGATTGCGTGGTTGGATCGTATCCCTTATAGAAATCACCATCACCAGCGGTAAATGTTTTAATGCTCCACGTCATTGTCGTACCGCTCGTCCACGTACCAGCAGCCGTATAGTTCACGTCAGGGCTATCAGTCCACAATGCAAACCACTTTGAATCAGCACTTCGGTAACACAGTTGCAGATTGTTGTTAGAGAAATACGACGTTGACAATGTTTCGACACTACCCCAAGTAATTGAGCCACCTGCGACAGCACCAATCATATAATTAAGATGCGGAGAGCCGCCTGTTGCCGCTGCGTTTTGCCATATAAGTAAAATAATATTGTTGTCAGGATCGTATGAAGCCTTAATAGCCCCTTTTTGGTCGCTATATCCTGTACTGTCCAAAGTAGACGTTGCGATGTTGCCGCCAACAGTGATTGTAGTACTACCCGCACTTCCGTTATCAACATCACAAAAATGAGTGCCTGTAGAATTCTGCCAAAAAATTAACGAGTACCCTAAGTCTGGAACATATAAACCACACTTAGCAAATGCGACATCGCTCTGACCAAACTGCGTGTTGTTACTTACAGTAAACGCAGAACCGTTACTAGATACTGCAAACAAATAGCCATAGTTACTTACATTGCCATTGCTTGTCGCAACGTACCCAACTTCACCCGTATCGTCATACCAGCATGTCGGATAACTAGACGCAGAGTTGTTGGCGTTATAGCTTGTATTGTTTGCAGCTATGCTGTAGGTTGTTGTTAACGCACCTGACGCGGTTGTGAATCCACTAAGTGTTATACCACCGTAATACGGAGTACTTGGCCACTGATAATTCTGAGTCATTCTGACATGATGATCTTGTGATTTATCGTAATAACCCTTACCTGCCGCAGTACTCATGCCCCACATTGGTGAGAACCAGCCATTGCTACTGTTATTTGTTGTACCGTCTCCAACAGCGTTGGCAACTAGCGTATTTGCTAGTTGTGAGACTGTTCCTGCGGCATCTAATACCACTGCACGGCCAGCAGTGATACTACCGTTAGCTACAAATGTGCCTTCTGCGCCACCAGCAGTCGCAACAAACGATGGTGGATTTGCAGTTGCGTCCGTTCCTGCACTGGTAAGTACTGTGCCAGATGCACCGAGAGCTAACTCAGTGATTTCGCCACTGTTATTGGAATAGAAGACTTTATTGTTACCACCTTCTAAGGTAGTAATCTCATCAGGACCGTTTACTGTAGGCATCGCTTACTCCTATGTGCAGGTAATAACTAATGCACCAGGAGTACCACCCAAGAATTGCACAGCATCCCCATCAGTGCATGTTACTGAGCTAGTTAATGCACCGCCAAGCATGAAGTTGGCAGATGTACCTGCAGAATTATTCCATACACCGAAATGTGTCGCTGTTGCCCAATCGCCACCAGAAGCAGCCGCGAAGGTTATCGAACCGTTATTTGATGTAGATCCACCTGAAGCTGCATTCCAACCGCCTGATGTTGTGTATGACTTACGGGCATATCCATTCGTAGAAGGCAGTTCATTTGTGCCTGTATCTCCTGGGTCAGCCGTATGCAACGATACGTAATATGTCGCGTCAGGACTCATCAGATAGCCGTTGCCATCTATCAGGCGTGTGATGATGCTGTTTTCTAATTGATCACTTGCCATTATGTTCTCCTAAATAATAGATATGACAGAGCAGACTCCTCCCCAGAACAGTCTGCCCTATCACACTATATTACAACCTTAGAGGTCGCGCGGTGTAGCTAATACCAATAGGTATGTAGCATTCCCGGCGCTTGTGCCACTAATGTTTTGTTCGTGGTTTCCCACTGACCAACCTAGACCACGCCCAAGGAATTGACCGTTTTCAAGAGTAATCGCGCGTGTATCACTCGCGTCCATCGTAATTACGGTTGTTCCCAGATCAGCCCTCTGTGAAGGAGGTCTGTTACCAGCAGTGATTGTTACATCATCGCCAGCAGCACCCTGATCTGTGAAGATAAAAATAAGTTTTCTATCTCCATAGTTGCTGCAGTCTACGTTAAAGCCGTCTGCACCTGTCGCAATAAGAGTACCAAGGGTACCAAATGCAGCAGCGTTCAGATCAGCACTTTCCGTATTTAGGGTCAGGTCAGTTACCGTGACTGTTGTTATAGCCATTTATCTATCCTCCCTATGTACCTTCAGTGCCGTAGATGTAGCACAATGCGTATGGTCGAGTAACCTTACAGCCGTAAAGGTGCAAGCCCTTTAGAGCGTCTGAAAAGCTAGATTCTGGGCGGTATGCCTCAGTATCGTTAAGCTGTTCAGCATAGGTAGCAGCCATATCTACACCTGTTTGGATGTAGTAGTTTACGCCAAGACCACCAAGTGATGAACAGTTATTCGATACATAAACATCGAACCCTGCAGCACGACCAATATTGCCGTTCTTCAGATCATCCCGGTTTGCTACAGTACCGTAGCTCACGAATCGATCATCTTTCAGCAACATACCTTCAAACCAAGGTGGAACTACTGCCCAACGGCCCTGTGTAGGTACGTTTTGTTCAGTAAGTGCAACACCTGCGTTTACCAAGGATACATATGCATTTGTTTCACCAGCACCAGTACCGATAGTTAATACCGCACCACCACCACCAGTGACATTGTTTGTTGAATCAGCAGCCAATGAGTCTGCTAGATATGTGTCAACTTGATCCGCCATTTGGTAGGCGGCTTCCCTCGTAGCAGCATCCATCAGTTTTGGTTTTTGCTGCCATCGGTCAATATCATCAATCTCGAAATTGAAGTACTTAGCTTGAGTTATTTCAAGAACCATATCGGAACCTTGCAAAGTCTCAGGATTGTTAATAGTCCCGTTCTTTGTGTAGTCCGCAATAGTAATTGTACCCAAACTGTTAATTCGCACAGAGTCACCAAAATTTTTGATTTCCCCTTCATAATCGCGGTTCAAACGAGCTGCGAATACGTGCTGCTTGTTCAAGTTTTCGAGAATTCTGCCTGACCAAATCTGAGGAATAAAGTTTTCAATAGCCATTGCTATTACTCCTTAAGTTCCTTGCGTCAAGACCTTATCCACAACTTCTTTCGGAATAGCGGATATTTCGTCTTGCGTCATTTTTGACAATTTCTCAAGATTCAATCCTCGATATGACGTAGATCCGCCAGCTCTTGATGGTGAGTTTCCATTTTGGGGGTCGGCATTCTTTCTTTTTGAACGTCGAGCCGTAGATGTGTCTTCACTAGCCATGTTATCAACAGCAGTTTCAGCAGCTCTTACTGCATCATCTAATGTTTGACCGGGCTGCATATTCCAAACATCAGCAGGTAACAGGTTCGGGTCTACACCCTTTCCTCTTGCATATGCTAATACCTGATTCGATGCAGCTTGTAATGACGTATCATCAATCGCGCCAGAATTTACATTCGTATCGGGTGATTGACCAAGTTCCTGCATCAATTCAGACCTCAATGCCTCGCGATCTGCAGCTTTCTCAAGAGCAGTTCTCTGGTTATTCAATTCAGTCATTACATCTTCAGATGCAAAGTCCTTCAATCCTAACTCCATTAAACTGCGCAATTGATTAAGCTCTTCACGTATCGACGTAAGATCTTCTTGGGATGCCATGGAATTTGTACGATTCTGAAGTTGGTCGAGTGCAGATGTAGCGCGACCGAGCATTGGACGTATTTTTTCCAATTCCTCTTTTGTCGCGTATTCTGGCTCAAGAACTTCTGCCGAGTCTTCTTCCTCAAGCGTAAATGTATCCTCGACGTTTTCTAGATCGTCGTCGGGAGCATTCATATTGCTCTGAGAAATGGGAGCAGCTTCGTTAACCACTTGGTTCTCCTTTCACTGATTGTCTCTCATACCATATAAAACGTCAACGCTAGGCAACTTGCATAACTTGCTGACGATTAGGTCTAATTCTTCCAAGCCTCTGTAGGGCTTCACCAATTTCAGGCTGTTCGGCAATTAATTGCTTGCGTTGATTTTGGATTGCTGGTACCAATTTCCCATTCAAACGACTTAATATAAACGCCATCCGTTGTCGTTCAATGTTCGGATCAGCAAACATCGCTTCAATCAAATCTGTAAATCCGTCATAATACAAAGGCACATCTTCACCCATAAGAGCAGTTAATGCCTGTTGAACAATAGGCCGTTCGTATATTTGTTGTGCGACATCGTAATAGGCACTCTGGTTTACTAATTGCCTATCATCCCATAGTTGTTGGAAGGTTGGATGTATTTTTGCAGGGGATCTGTTTTCTATAGCATTCGCCTGTGCTGGCGACCACTCCCTATGCAATTTAGCTAAATCACGATTGAACTGATTCCAATTTACGTGGTTAGTCCCTGGAATTGTATTGTTATCCATAGCCTGATAGTACTGAGATAAAGCACGTTGAACGGGATCATCACTTACAGGATCGCTTGTTTCCTGATCAAAGAATCTGTCTTGTGCCTTTTTTGCTTTCCATGATCGATAACGAATATCAGTTAAATCAGACATTATCTTCGCAGGGTCCATAGGAATAACCATACCCTGCATATTTGGCTCATTATTCAGCCATTTAACATAAGCATCTGCTAATGCAGCTTGTTCTTCCATTGCAATATCTTCAATAAGAATTTTATTTAATTGCGCTAATGCAGCTTCATCTCCACGACGTGCTCTTTTTTGCAATGATTCAATATTCAAATCATCGTATAACGGAAATTCTTGATTGAATCGTGATTTCGCTGCGCCTGTTAAATCACGATATTCAGAGACAGGTACACTTTCCATGGCATTAAATTGATTACGGAACAACAAACCCAGTTCTTGTTTTTGTTCAGGGCCAAGCTCATCCACCCACTTAGTAACCTGATAATTACGACGTTCATTCGGAGTCATAGGTGATGCTTTCATACCCAAGAATGCGCCAGCCATAACAAATGGACTCTGTGCTCCTGCGGTGCCACGAGCAACATCTTCAGCTACATCACCCACAAAGAAAGGCGTATATGAATTTGCACCCATACGAGCAGCAGTTTGCATAGTCTGCACAGGATCTTTAACTGGCTGTACGATCACTTCATTACCAGCAAAATCTGTTCCCGAAAATGCGTCCCAGAGGCGACCTACTCCCGGAGATGCTTTTGTCCGCAATGTACGAACTGCTGCGGATTCTGGCCCTTCTACCATACCTGTCACGATAAGGCCGAGTAATGAATCATATACACCTAGTAAAGAAATGTCTCTACCGCCAATGTTCTTGATTTTCAAGGCGTTTGTATTGTAATAAGCTTCACCTGTTCGCTCATTGATTTTCCAGATATTGTAATCCGTAGATTCACCACGAGCCTCATTTAATGCTGTAGTTAACATAACCGCAGTCATCATTGTAGTTAGTATGTAACGTCGCGCTAATTGTCCAGCCTCATCACTTCTGAATGCCGCATCTCGCACCATTCGTAGTTGGGAAC